TTCAATGCGTTCTTGGATAAGTTATGGAAGTCACGTGATGACCAAGATAAGATGATTGCAAGTGAGTTGTATTTAAAGACACTTGAATACTTCAAACCTAAACAGGCAAGGAATACAATTGTAGGCGATGCCGATGCGCCAGTGCAAATAATAATTAGTGATAAATTATAGATATGGGATATAGATGCACAATTTGTTCAAATGATAGACCTGGGTATGAATTGCATCAATGGTTCAAAGATAAATATCAAAATCATTTTTTGATGCCTAATGGCTTGACCATATACACGAAGTTAGAACGTAAGTTTTATGATAATGAATTTTTTGAAGATTACCAAAAGGCAATGATTGAAAGTGGATTCTTTTGCAATGAATTTACAAAAATGTATGTAGCGGTACTTGGCGAAGATGGTGCTATGTTTAGAGTGGTCATTAACAAAGATAAAATCAGCTATGATTATTTAGATGATTATTTTGAAACGGATGGAATTTTAACCTATATGAATTGATATGAAGGCGGTAATTGAGTTCGACTTGAATGATTCCATTGACATACAAGCCCACAAAAGATTTATGTCCATTGACTCGGTTTACTACGTGCTATGGCAATTCACCGAAGAGATGCGAAGACAGGTAAAGTACAATACCCAAAACTACAATGGCGACCAATTAGAGGCAATAGAGAAACTACGTGAGACATTTAATGAGTTACTAATTAATAATCAAATAACACTTGACTAATGGAAGAACAACGCGAACAACAAATGCACCATACTTACCGCTTATGCGTAATGTTTGGTATGTGGCTACAACAAAAGGAACAAAGAAAGAGGTTAGCTAAAGGATCAATGACCGACTTGTTTCAGGAGTGGATAGAACTAATCAGTAATCAGTTGGGAGATGAGTAAAGTAAAACTTACCCTTGACTATTCGACCATTACGGTCAAACAATATGTGGACTTTCTTACCAACGAAGGTAATGAGATTGGTCAGGTGTCCGCAATTATGAGACAACCTAAAGACTACGTTAGGCAACTATCACCTGAAGACATCACAAAGGTAATTGATGCGTTCAAATCGGTTATTGAGAATCCTGTAGCTGAACACAAATACAAGTGGAATAAGTTTGGTTTTGTACCCGACATCAACAAGATTTCGTTTGGTGAATGGTTGGATTTAGAAAGCAACTGCAAGGACTTTCCCAAGAACCTTAATAAGATACTATCAATCCTTTACCGACCTATCCATTCCGAGATTGGTTCAAAGTACAAAATAGAGCCTTATACGGCTGAGCATTTAGCCAATGCGAAAGTGTTTGATGATATGCCTTTATCAATCGCGAATGGTGCGTTGGTTTTTTTTTCGAATATCGAAAACGAATTACTGAAAGTTTCCCTAGAGTATTTAGATACAACGATGATGCAGGAGATGGAGAAAGCGATTCAGATGATGAAGGAAGCGGTGGCGCAACAAACGACTTGAGTGAACGTTACGGATGGTTTCACGTCATTGAGGAATTAGCGGATCGTGACGTTACCAAGTTCGATACTATCACCGAAACCCAGGCTTCAACAATCTTCGCGCACCTATCGTACCGGATAGATTATTTTTCTTTTCAAAAACAACTCCTAAAAAAGTAATTAAATGCGTCTTTGATATATATGGCAACAGCATCTTCACTCTATACCTATAACGTAGTAGTTAGCAAGTTTCAGCAATTCGCTGAACAACACGCGTTAATCAGAAGGTTTACACACGGACAAATCGCACAGGCTGACCTTGAAAAGGAAACGGAGTATCCTTGGATGCACGTTACACCAACGGGAATAAGTTTCGATAAAGGACAACTGTCTTACACATTCGATGTGTTCTTTGCTGACTTACCACGTGACAAAGACGAAAAGACCGAGTATCAAAAACAAGCAATTAGTGATTGCATATTGTTGGCTTCCGATTTCGTTAATATGTTGGAGTTAGGCGACTTCTTCGATGAATCGGTAGTATTGACCACACCAATAAGCGGAAGTCCTTTTGTTGAGGAATTTAGCCACGTTTTAACAGGTGTTCAATTATCTATTGAGTTAGCGGTGGATTATTTGTGGGATGCTTGCGATATTCCTTATATCGGCGACTAATGGCAAAGAAAGTTCAATATACAACCAATACACCAAGTGCAACCACTGACTATTTAGCGGCTGACAACACTTGGAAACCCTACTCGGGTGGTTCGGGTGGTAGTGGCATTCCGCACGGATCAACAAGCGGAACTGATACCTACACCACAACCATAAGCGGTGTTACTTCATTGAGTAATGGAGATGCGTTTTTGGTTCGATTCGTGACTGGTAATACAACAAGTGCCACGTTGAACATCAATTCACTTGGTGCTAAAACGTTATATAGAAACAATGATGGCGCGTTAATTGGTGGGGATATTGTCGATGGTGCTGAAATGCTGTGCGTTTATAATTCAACAACTAATGGATTTCAAGTAATTGGAACTGCACCAAACACGTTATTGTCATATGTAACAAATGCAGAATCTACAACCATAACCAAAGGACAGGCGGTATATGCATTTGGGGGTCAAGGAGACCGTCTTAAAGTTAAGTTGGCATATAATACAAGTGATTCGACTTCTGCACAAACAATAGGCATTGTATTAAGTACATCCATTGCGGCTAATCAAAAGGGGTTAATTATAATGCAAGGTCAAATTGATGGTCTTAATTTATTCCCCACATCAACTTGGGCTGATGGTGACGCGGTGTACTTGGGTTCAACCGCAGGTTCATTTAGTCAAACCAAACCATTAGCACCTAATCACTTAGTATATTTGGGGTTCGTGACCACCGCAAGTAATGGTAGTGCAGGTAGAATGTATGTTAGGGTTCAAAATGGTTACGAGATGGACGAACTACACAACGTTAGCGCGGTATCTCCTAACAACAATGATATCTTAAAGTACAACACAAGCACTTCACTTTGGGAAACAAGCAACGCGTTATCTACTAAACAAGATACAATAACAGGCGCGGCAAGTACAATCACAAGTTCAAACCTTACTACCTATCGCGCGTTGGTTTCCGATGGAGGTGGTAAAGTAGCGGTAGCGGCTACAACATCAAATGAGATAGGCTATTTGAGTGGTGTAACAAGTAGCATTCAAACACAACTAAATAGTAAAGTAAGTACGGGTGGAGGTGCATCGAACTTTTTTGTTACTGGTTCTGCTACGGGTTTAGGCGCAGGTTTAACACGTTATGGTAACGTAGCTGGATCAACTGCAGAATCTCAAGTAAGGTTGCCATTATCAAACGCTTGTTCAATTAGTGATTTGTATGTTAGGACAACCGCGACAATGAACGCAAGTGCATCTTTGGCGGTTACGTTGTTTAAGAACGGAAGTTCAACCGCGTTAACTTTAACCATTGCAGGTGGTTCGGTTGCAGGTACTTATTCGAACACAGCTAACTCAATTTCATTTGCTGCGGGTGATGGTTGGACATTGGCATTTGTTAATGCGGGTAGCGCAACTTCTGCGGCAACTTCAGGACAATCAGTAAAGATAACGATATGAGGTACGTAATAAATGAACTTGACGAAGGTGTCACTATGATACACGTGTTAGAACACAACGTGTTTTTCGCGTGGGATGAAAGTGTTGAATACGATTCATTTCGCGTTGCACTAAATGACAAAGGAATTGAATCCTTTGTTGATTTACTTATTCAGGATGCTAACACCGCTTATACAACTTTCATAAATGGCTAGTTCACCGCTTAACGATTTAATCAATCAGTTCGGTGCGGACGTTGTCGAAAAGGCAATGCAGAATCTCGGTGCATATCGCACGGTTAAAGGAAAAAAACGCAGGGCGGTTGCGAGTGATAACTTAAGAAAGTCATTAGGCTTTTATTACAACTCAAAGAAAGGACTTCTTGAATTCTTCGCCAAAGGTAAGCCTTCACAATATGCCGACTTTGTAGAACGTGGGGTAAATGGTACACGTGGGAATGTAGGTTCACCTTATTCGTTTAAGAGTGGCGGAAGTGGTGGGCAGAAAGTTGATGGAATGGGTGTAATGCAAAAGGCTATTTACGATTGGATGTCGATAAAAGGAATTAAGCCACGTAACAAGAACGGAAGTTTCGCCACATTCAAAACTCCAGAAGCAAAAGAGAACGCAAAGAAATCAATGGCATTCAATATAATGCGTTCAATTCGTAGGCGTGGAATACAACCATTGTTCTATTGGCGCGATGCGGTTAATGAGTTGGTGGATTTATACGAGCCACAATTCGCAGATGCACTTGGTAAAGAAATAAAAATTGTAATTGAAGACAATTTACAAAAGAAAATAAAAGTATGATTTTAACTAATATAACAGGACTATCAGCGCAAGGATCAACCCAGTTTACAGGTCTTGCATATTCCAACAATGATGTAGCGGTGACAATGTCATC